GCGCTGAACCATTCGAAAGAGATCGACTGGATCATCGAGTACCAGAAGTACGTCGCCGACACGACCAATCAGGAGCTCCTCGGAAACGCCAAGCTCTTCGATTCGCAACAGCAGCTCCTCGAGCAGTGGGACGAGGCCGCGATGAAAGTCGGCGACCTCTCCGAAAAGTTCCAGGCCTTCCTCAACGAGATGTCGCAGGAGGGACAGAACCTCGGCGAAAATTTGTTCGGCAATCTAAAGTCCTACATCGGCGGCGTCGAAGATCAGCTCGCGAAGCTCGTCGTCACGGGCCGCGCGAACTTTCAGAAATTGATGGAGAGCTTCGAAGAGTCGCTCGTCAAGTCCACGATCCAAAAAGGCGTGAGCGCACTCTCGGGCGGCCTCGAGACGGCGATCTTCGGCGAGAAATTCCCTGGCGAGAAAGAGGGCAAGCTCGGCGCGAGTGCAGGAAACCCGATGTTCGTCCGGGAAGTGAACGCGCGCGCCGGCGGCGTGGCGGCCGCTCCGATCGGCGGATCAAATTCTTCTCTCTCGGGTATTGCGCCAGGCGCGCCGGCAACGCCTCCGTTTTTCTCCCCTTCGGAAGCGGCCGCGATCGGCGCGCCCGGGCTCGGGCCCTCTGGATCCTCGTTATCGGATCTCGCGGCGGCAGCCGACAAGCCCGATGGCTCAACGAGCACGAACGCCTTCTACGTAACCCCGGTCGATGAGGCGGGCGACGCCATAGGCGGAAAGCGAGCAGGGGGTGCCTCACCCGAATCGCCGAGTTCTTCCTTCTCGATTGCCGAGCCCGACTTTTCCGGCCTCTCGCCGGCGGAAACGCCGAGCTCCTCGTTTGCGATCGTTCCGCCGTGGGCACCGCCTGCAGTGGCCGGAGGATCCTCGATCGCAAGTCCTTCGACGACGTCGGCGACTTCTAACGACTTTTCCTCGCTCCTCGCGAGCTCGTCCGCGTCGACTTCGTTTCCGCTCGCGGTGACAAATTCGTCGACCGCGACGGAGACGGAGGCCTCGCCCTTCACTTCGACGACCGAGAACAGTTTTTACAATCTCCTGGCGAAGGGGCCCTCCGCGTCGCCGTTCGCTATTCCGTCCGCTGCGCCAACGGTCCTGCCGGCGACGAACTCCTCGTTCTCGTCACTCGCAACCGGGGCGGCGACGCCTCCTTTTTTATCGCCCTCGGCAGCATCGGTGATCTCGCCGGCGGCGGGGGCTTCCTCCAACTCGACGGCCGAAAGTAATTTCTACAATCTGCTCGCCTCGCAAAATTCTTCGTACTCGACGGGGCCCGAACGGCCGGGCCCGCTTCCCGCTATTGAATCCCGGAGCTCGTCGTTTTCGTTCACGGCGCCCGCGGCCGAGCCATCGTCACCCAGCTCGACGTCGAACAATTTATCGACGTTCTTCGCCGCTCCGAATTCATCTTTTTCATCGATCGCGGCTGCAACGCCGGCGGCAGGGCCATCCTCGAGCTCGGTGGCCGAGAGCAATTTTTACAATCAGCTCGCCTCGCAAAATTCTTCGTTCTCTTCGATTGAGCCCGGAGAGCCGGTCACGCCGCCGTTCTTCCCTCCGTCGGTCTCTTCCGACCTCGGGAGCTCTGAGTACACCTCGACGACCGGGCCAAACTTTTACGATCTTCTGGCGGGTTCACCATTGGAAGGCTCGCCGGAGTCGCCGGCGGGCGCGTATGGGTTGCCTCCACTACCCAGCGCGCCGCCGATCGACATCACTTCCGGACTCGCCGATCTCGAGCTTCCGGAGAGTTCAACTCCTCCCGCGTTTCCTGGATCCGTTTCGACGACGATAGAAAATTCTCCGCTCACGACGTCGACCCTCACGAATTTCTCAGATCTGCTCGCGAGCGAGGCGGCAATTCCGCCTGCGCTGCCAGGAACGGCCGCGGCGCCGAGCGGCGGGTTGCTCGGAAACATCTTCGGCAGTTTATTCGGATCGAAGTCCGGACGCGGCGGCGCAGGCGGGCCGACCGGAGCTCCATCGAGTCCGCTCTACACGGTTAACGTGTCGGGCCCGACGTCCGGATTCAGCGGAGTGCCTGGGGCGCCTTTAACGGAAGGAAGCGGGGGAGGCGGAAACCTGCTGACCGGCGCCGGCGGAGGCGCCTCCGGGCTCATCGGCGGTTTGTCCGTTTCGATTGAGAAGTTTTTCGCGAATCTTTTCGGAGTGCAAAATCCGAAGGGCCTGCCGACTTTGCCTGGCGCTGGATCTCTTTACAACGGTCCGGCCGTCCCCGGTTACGGCGGCGCACCTGGCGCGCCGAGCTCGCCGCTCGGCATCCTCGGCTCGCTGCTTCCTATTCCCGGCGCCACAACTGGAACAGGATCGCTCGGCACGGCCGCAAATCCGATGTACGTGATCGTCGTCTCCGGCGCCGCGGGACCGCTTTCGCCGTCGACGTCGTCGTTCGCAAATCTCGGCGCGCCTGGCTCTGAGCCCGTCGGCTCTTTTTACAGCGGTCCGGAAGTTCCAGGCTACGGCGGCGGTGATGAAGATCTCGGCGATACGAGCTCGAGCGCGCCGGCCGGAGGTCTCAGCGGAATCCTCGCGATGTTCAAGTCGCAAGGCTCTAGCAGCTCGACGGCGCTCGGCACGGCGGCCAATCCGATGTACGTCATCGACGCCGAAGGCGGATCGGGCAGCGGAGGCCTCGGCGGCGGAGGATCTCTTGGCGGTTTGTTCGGGTCTGGCGGAGATGATTCCGGCTCCGCGTCGGGCGCGGACGATTCAGGCGGAGACCTCGGTGATCTCTTCGGCGGATTCATGGCCTCGGGCGGCGACGTGATGCCGGGCCAGGCTTACATCGTAGGTGAGCGACGTCCCGAGCTCTTCATCCCTGGACAGAGCGGACACATTCACCCGACGACAGATCTGCCGGGCTCCGGCGGCGGCCACACAACCCAAGTCAGCGCGCACTTCCACGGCGTCACCGATATGGATTCTTTCCGCAAGTCGCAAGGCCAGATCTTGAGCGAGCTCCATCGCACGGTCTCGATCGCGAACGAACGGAATCGGAGGTAGGGGCGTGTCTTTCTTCGAAGTCGAGTTTCCGCGGAACATTTCGTACAAGGCGGTCGGAGGACCGGGATTTTCGACGATCGTCAACGCGGGCTTTTCGGGAGCGGAGCAGCGAAATCAGAATTGGCAATTCGCGCGCGCGAAGTACACGATCTCGCTGCAGACGCCGCCGACCGCACAGTTCACCGGAACGCCGCAGCAATTTATCGACCTGCTCCAGGCGTTCTTTCTCGCGGTCGCCGGCAAGGCGAACGGCTTCCGGCTCTACGACCACAAGGACAACACGTTCACGAACGAGGCGCTCGTGCTCGTGAGCGGCTCGACGTACCAGCTCGTGAAGCGATACGTCAGCGGCGCGAATACCTACATCCGCACGATCTCTAAACCGATCGGCTCGCCGGCCGTTGATTACACGGGCGCAGCTCTCGCGGACAGCGTCACGTTCTCGAGCGGATCGGGAACGGTCGACTACACGACCGGCCTCGTCAGCGGAGTCACAGGCACACCGGTCGCCTCCGGCAAATTTCATTTCCCCGTGCGCTTCGACACCGACGATCTCGGGATCCAGATCGAGGAATCGAACATCGCCGGCGGCGGGATCATCATCAGTGCGAATTCGGTTCCGCTCATCGAAGTCCTCGCTCCCAACTTCTAAAAAGGCAAAACGAAATGAAATTCACAACCGCGCTCGTCACCGAGTACGCGAAGAAAAAAGCTTTCTCCAAAAAACTCGAGGCCTGGGCGAAGGAGATCCGCGATTTCTTCGTCGAGCAGATGCAGGCCGGCGTCCCGTGTCCCTCGCGCGGTCCGTACGTGCTCGTGCTCTCGCCGGACTCGCGGCCGATGGTCGCCTGGGACGACGAGCTCCGGAAGTTCGTGGCGAAAGTGAAAATCAAAGAGGGCAAACCAAGGAAGGTCGCAGAGCGCGAAGCCGACGAGTACCTCGAAGCGATCGCAAAAAAAGCGCAGAAGGAAGAGCGCGTGAAGCTGCTCGTAAAGGCGAATCCGAAGTACCGGAAACGCTGAAATTTTCGAGTTTTTGGAATGCGTTGCGGCGCGTCCTGCCGGAGCTTCCGGTCCCGGAGTAGGCGAAACCGAGTTCGGAAAACGAGGCCTCCGGAACGGCCGCGAAATGCGTTGCAACGCTAGAAAAAAGCGGCCTCTCGCCGCATTCGGCCCATGAAGACCTGCTCAGGAGCCCTCAAAGCTCACCTCCAGTCAAACCCGATGTCGCTTGCGTTTCTGTGGAAGATCAAGCGCACCGACGGGACCATCCTCGGCTTTACCACTTTCGACTCCGACATCAGCTACGACGACGGTCTCGGCGATGGGGCGACGAACTATCTATGCAGCACGGGATTTCTCGCCACGGCGAACTCGAGCAAGTCCGATCTCTCGGTCGACAACTCCGAGGCCGCGGGATTCCTAGAGTCGAATTCCATCCTCGAAAGCGACATCCGCGCGGGGCTCTACGACGACGCGCTAATCTGGATCCGCGTCGTCAATTGGGCCGATCTCACGATGGGAGATCTTCTGCTCCGGACGGGAACCGTCGGCCAGGTGAAGATGGCAGCCGGCGCGTTTCAAGCGGAGATCCGCGGGCTCTGTTACAAGCTCTCGACTGTGATCGGATCGCTCTTCGGTCCGATCTGCCGCTCGCAGTTTGGAAGCGGAGCAAACGGCATCGACATGCAGTCTCAGTGGCTCTGTATGGTCGACGTCACGGCGTACGCGCAAACCGGGTACGTGTCGAGCGTGCCGGACGCGCTGCATCTTGTTCCGCTCGCAACGGGCGGCGTCGTGCTGAAGCAGGTCGGAAGCGCAACGCCGACGGCCGCGGCGCCGGCGGATTGGTTTGATGACGGCTATATCGAATTTACGAGCGGGGCGCTCGACGGCCAGGCGTTCGAGATCCGCTCCTGGGACGGAACGACGCTCACGCTTTACCTTCCGCTTCCCGCAATGCCGGCCGTGAACGATACGTTCTCGATCGAGCCCGGGTGCGATCACACCGTCTACGACTGCAATTATAAATTCGGGAACATCGTCAACTTTCACGGAGAGCCGTTCATGCCGGGCATGGATAGCATCTTGAATTATCCGAATGCCGACTAGCGCCGACGTCGTCGCCACAGCACGCCGCTACCTCAACACTCCATTCGCGCACGAGGGACGCGTGCGCGGCCGCGCGCTCGATTGCGTCGGGCTCCCGATCTGCGTAGCGATCGATCTTGGGCTCCGCACGACGTCGGGAGTTCTGATCGACTCCGATATGTTCGGCGCCTACCCGCGGCAACCGTGCGCCGGCTACTCTACGCACGAAACCGCGAAGAAGACTTTCGTCATGCTCTGGGAGCGAAGTCCTGCGAGGCGAAATCCCTCTCGCGAGCTGCTCCCCGGCCGCGTGTTGAGCTTGCTCATGGATCCCCGAGTCGGAGTTCCGTTCCACGCCGCGATCGTGACCGCCGCGGCGCCAGCGCCTACGATGATCCATTGCCTCGGAGGCGGCCGCGCGCGTCTTGTGAATCAAAATTATCGCCGCGGTGATGAAGGTGTTCGCGAGCACATCATCGACCAAAAATATCTGCGCCGGATCGTGGGAGTGTTTCGTTTCCCCGAGGTCGCGGAATAATGGCGAAAATTGCTCTGGCGGCCGCGGGCGGACTCTTCGGCGCGCTGCTCTCTCCGTTCCTTGGGCCAGGCGCGATCTTCGAAGGGATCTCGATCGGCCTCGCGGTCGGAGGGCTTCTCTTCCGGCCGACGCCGACTCCGCCTCCGTTGCAGGATCTCCAGGTCTCGGGCTCGGCCGATGGCGCTCCGATTCCTTTCGGCTATGGTCTCCAGCGCTTCGGCGGCCAAATCATCTGGACGCCGGGGATCACGTACTCATTCGAGGAGCAATCGTCATCGGCTTCCAGCTACACGACGCTTTTCTCTTCGAGTTTTGCGGCCGCGTTCTGCGAGGGCCCGGCGAACATTCTCCGCGTCTGGGGCGATACCAAACTCATCTACGACAGCGACCCGATGGCCGCGACCGATTATCCGGTCGACGATTATCCGGCCTGGGTCTCGACGCAGCTCTACAACCCGGGCAATCAGGTCGCGTATTCGGGGCAGGTGTATCAGTGCCTCGAGACGAACACCGGCGTCGAGCCGGACACTTCCGGTACGACCGACTGGCTGCTTTTGAGCGACACGCCGGCGTGGATCGACACGCAGCCTTACAACCCGGGCGATGTCGTCAACCATGACGCGGAGCTCTGGGTTTGCCTCGCATCGAACACCGACGTTTCTCCTGGATCGAATTCGACCGACTGGCAGTCTCTCGCGAGCTACTACCCGGCGCCGACGCTTTATCCAGGGAACAACACGCAGCTCCCGGATCCGGACATTCAGGCGAGCGAGGGCGCGAGCGTCACGCCGGCATTTCGAGGGCTCTGTTACATGACGATGATCGATTTTCCCCTGGCGAATTTCGGAAACCGAATCCCGAACATCCGGGCCGAGATCCAGTTCTTGAAGGTCGCGCCAACACTCGGAGGATAAATTCTCATGGAACCAAAACCGCAAATGGCCTGGGTCGAGGCCGTTGTGCGCGATCGCTTCGGAACCGTGAAATCGCGATCGCGATCGCCGAACCTCATGACGGCAGCCGGCGGGGCGTGGTGGGAGAACCAGCTTTTCGGCACTCCAGTTACGCCGACTCCGTACATCGGCATCTCGACAGACACGACGACGATTTCCGCGGGCGACACCGTGCTTGCCGGTGAGCAGACGACGAATGGCCTCGCGCGCGCCGCGGCCACCGTGGTCTACCCGGGCGGCGGCACGGAGACGGATACGGTGCAGTTGACGATCACCTACACCTACACGGGCTCGAGCTCGCTGTCGATCAATAAGGCCGGCCTCTTCACCGCGTCCTCCGGCGGGACGATGATCCGCGAAACGAAACTGAATGAACTCGCGACCCTCACCACGAGCGGAGACACGCTCTCGCTCACCTGGGACATCAGTTTCTAAATGCCGACTGGATTTGATCGGGCTTTAACTGACGGGCCGATTCTCGGCGAGAGTGTCGTCGGTACGGTCACGAGCGCGTCGGGCGTCGCGGCCTTCGTCACGCAGATCGCGCTCGAGGTCGTCGTTTCGGAAGCCGAGACGACTGTCGGATCGGGATCTCCTCCGATCGCCGGCATCGTGCAGGATCTTTGCGAACGCGCCGGTTTGCTTCCGGATCAAATCGATGTCTCGCTGCTCACCGCGGCGAACCTGCAGCCGAATAACGAGTGCTTGGGCTACGTCGTCGAGCGGCCTACACCCGCGGCGGATGCGCTGCGCGTGTTGATGCAGGCCTATTTTTTCGACGCGTGCGAGAGCGGCGGAGTCGTTCGCTTCGTTCCCCGAGGACTGCCCGCAGTCGAGGAGGTCCCGGAGACGAACCTCGGCCTGGTCGAAGACAAACGCAAGGTCCTCGAGACGATGAGCCAGGAGCAGGATCTCCCTCAGACCGTCGTCGTGCTGCACAACGACCCGGCGCTCAACTACGAACAGAACAAACAACACAAGGGCCGCAACGTCCGGATCGTCAACACCAAGAACCAAACGATCATCTCGCTCCCGATCGTGATGACGGCCGACCAGGCGCTCGCCGTCGCGAAGACCTGGCTATATTTCTACTGGCTCGAGCGCGAGCAGTTCTCGTTCAATCTCTGGCAAGCGGTCTACATGCTTTTCGATCCGTGCGACGTGGTTCAGTTCGTGTATGAGGGACTCACGTTCCAGATCCGCATCACCGAGACTACGAGCGGCGCCGGGTTCTCCGTTTCGATCGCGGGAGTCAGTGAAAACGAAAGCAACTTCCTCCAGGGCGGCTCGCCTCCGATCGGAGCTCCGCGGCCCGTCGGCGGATCTCCGCTCCCGGTGACGCCGGTGCTTGAATGAAGCAACTTCTCAGGCGCACGGGCCCGACGCAACTCTGGCTCCGGGACATCCCGCTCCTGCGGGATCTCGATGCGAATCCCGTCGGCACCGGCTACTACTACGCGATGGGCTCGCGGCTTCCGACCTGGGTTAGCGCGACGCTCATGCAGTCAAACGACGGTCGCGCATTCGCGACGGAGGACGCGTCGAACCTGCAAACTTCTTTCGGCTACACAACGGCCGCGCTCCCAGCTCCGCGCTCTCCCTGGACATGGGATCGCGTGAATTCGCTCACGGTAAAAATGTCCTGGGGATCGCTCGAGGCCGCGGCCGAGATCGACGTCATGAACGGAGCGAATGTTCTGCTCGTGGGCGAGGAGCTCGTCCAATTCGCGAGCGCCACACAAAACGCGGATGGGACGTGGACTCTTTCGAATCTACTGCGCGGCCGGCGCGGCACAGAATACGCCTGCGCCAGTCACCACGTCGGCGAAGTCGTGCTCGTGCCGAAGACGGGCCTCAAGCGCGTGTTCGATCCGACAAGCGTTCTCTGGCTCGAGTATGAGTACAAGGCGATCGAGACCGGCCAGCCGATCGCCGCGGCGCGCGCGCAGAAGTTCATCATCCGCGGCCGCGACCTCATGCCTTATTCCGTCGTGAGGATCCGCGGGGCCCGCGATCAATCCGGAAACCTCGCGATCTCCTGGATCCGGAGAACGCGGATCGGCGGCGCGTGGCTTAATCACCTCGGCCGCGTGCCTCTTGCCGAAACCCGAGAGGCTTACGAGCTCGAGATTCTCGACGCGAAGGCAGCCGTAGTCCGCACGATCGAGAGCGACCGGCCGGCCGTCGCGTATTCCGTAGCCGACCAGGTGAGTGACTTCGGAGCTCCGCAATCGAGCGTCGCGGTCCGAGTTTTTCAGATCTCCGAATTTGTAGGGCGCGGCTTTTCCGCCGGCGCCGTTCTGTGAGGAAAAAATGAGCTCTCCGAATCTCGGCATCACGCACGTCGCCGCATCGCAGGACCAGAAGGAGGTTGTCGTCAACGAGGCGATCGACAAGCTCGACCAGGCGATCGCCGGCACGCTCGCGGTCGCGATTGCTCCGCCGGCGCCGGCGACGCTCGATCCGAGACTCGCATTTTCCTTTACGCTCACCGGGACGCTCACTTCCGGCGCGACCGTAACGGTGAAGCCAGTCGTCCGCGTGTTCGTCGTCGCGAACGCTACCGCTCAAGCGATCGTGCTCTCGACCGGGGTCGCGCAATCGAAGACCGTCGCGATCGCCGCCGGCGGTCTCGCGATGGCGTACTGCGACGGAACGAACATCCTGATGGTCCAGGAGCTACGCTAATGGCTCTTCTTTTTGTCGATTCGTTCGATCACTACACGAGCCTGGTTACGAAGGGATGGCTCACCGGCGGCACAGCGACGGCGATCGACAACACCGCGGCTCGCACCGGAATCGGCGGTGCACACTTCGCGGCGGGGAGCCCATGCACGCTCGGCTATCAGCTCGCTTCAGCCGCGGCCGATCTCTGGGTCGGCTTCGCGTTCCAGGTTCCCGGAAGCGGCAGCACCTTTAGTAGCTTTCCGTTTTTTGCCATCGAGTGCTCAAATCCCTACGCGACGATCGTGGAACTCAAGTCTGTCCCGGCCGGCGCGGGCCTTTTCAACATCACGGCCACTCTCGAATACGGCAGCGGTGCGACCACCGTGACGCTCGGCACGAGCACGCAAACGATCCAACAGGGCACGTGGAATTACCTCGAGGTCGCGATCCTGAGCGGGACTGGTTTCTACGAGCTCCGTGTCAACGGAGCGACGTGGATCTCAGGCACGAATGCGAATCTGATCTCTGGCGGGATCTCGCTAATCGACTGGATCGGGCTCAATCAAGCCTCGCCGTCGTCCTACGAGATGTACATCGACGACGTGTATATGTGTGACAACACCGGAGCGCAGAACAATGGCTTCCTCGGCCCGATCTCGATCTCCTGCCTGCTCCCGATCGAAGACGGGAACATCACAGCTTGGACGCGCGGCGGGACAGACACGGGCGCGAATTTTTCACAGATCAACGAAAACCCTCCGGACGATTTAACGACTTACATTTCGGAAACGGTCGACGGCGCTGACAACACCTCGATTTTCGCGCCGGTCGCGAGTCTGGGCGTCATGGGCGTCGTCGTGAACATCTGCTGCCAGAACAACGCGACCGCTCCGCGCCGGCTGATTCGCGCCATCTGCGGAAGCCCCGACAGCTTTGCACAGTTCGACAACGGCGTCGACCTCGAGCCCCCGCAGACACCGGAGTGGCAAATCCTGCAGGCATTTTTCCCGACCGACCCGGCGCTCGGAGGCGAGGCCTGGACTCCGTCGCTTATCAACGGCACGGAATTCGGAGTGAAGCTCTCTGGCTAAATGCGAGGGATCCGCGTCGATCACGATCCGACCGCGCTCGGGCGATTGGCGGCCGTCGCTCGGACTGTCGTCGACGAGCAACGCAAGCTCGCCGATCAGACAGACCGCCCTTATCTCGCCTTTCCCGACTACGCCGACTTTCGCGCTCGCATGAATCTCTACGTGAAGCGCGAGCTCCTGATCGCGCGCATGAAGGAGGCCAGGCTTCACAACTGGGAAGGGGCCGCTCTTCGAATCGCCGCGCTCGAGTGGCAGCTCACCGAGGTCCAGGAGCAGATCGACGAAGACGATACGGGGAGGCTTCGCCGGTGAGTCCGGAAGCCTATATCAAGATCGCGATCGCAGCGGCGCAGCTCTGTTTCTTCGCCGGCGGCGCCTGGATGATCGTCAAGAACATCCGCAAAGACGTGAACGGTCTCGGCAAGGCGTTCCGCGATTCGGTGAAACTCGCCGAGCGACGCCACCGCGTCTTGATCGTCGCGATCATCAAGAGCGCTCCGGACGCTGAATCGAAGGACCGCGCGGCGGAGCTCCTTCTCGAGGACTGAGATGAATGTCGAAATTCCGAAAGGCGACTACGACGCGCCTGGACCGTGCTGGATTCCGCGCTGCTATGACGAACGAGTTTTGAAGCCGGCCATCAAGTGCCAGTGCGGAAAAATCTGCAATATCAGCCTGCACCACGTCCATGCCGACGGGACTGTCACCGCTTCTTTTTTTGATTCGAAAGAGACTTCGTTCGTGAACAACGGGAAAACCTACTCTCACACGCCCGGGTGTGGATGGCACGTTTTCCTGAAGCTCAAGGATTACGACTGCGGGGACTTTCCTCCCGAGGCCTGAGATGTCGATTCCTAAGCCTAGATGGGAAGAATGGTCGCAACTAACCACAGAGCGGAAGCCCGTCCCGCCGCCGGCGTCGCGGCCGTTTGAAGATCCGCCGACGCCGCGATCCGGGATCGGCGTCCTACTCGGGATCGTCTTCATCGCGATCGTCGCGATCGTTTTCATCGTCCAGGCCTTTCTGGGTTCGTGGAAATAAGTGGGAGAAAAAACGAAAATGACTCTCAGAGAAAAATTTGAGGTCGTCGGAGTGCTCGTCATCATGGGACTCGTCTCGGTCGGGATCGAGCAACACGATCTTCGGGTGAAGGCCGAGGCCACAGTAGAGAAGCAGCAAGCGAGGATCGACGACGCGCAGAAGCAGCGCGACGCTCAAGCGGCCGCGGATAAAGAACGCGACGCGAGTACGGCCGCTGCGATCGCGGACCTGCAGAAGAAAGCGGCCGCGGCCGTCACGCCTCAGCAGATCGCAAAGTGGATTCCCGCACAGCTCGGAGATCTTCCGCTCCCGATCTCGATCGCAGTTCCGCCGGCGACGGCAGGGAATCCCACGCCGGCGGCCGTCGCGACGATCCCAGAACAGGATCTCGCTCCGCTCCGAAATATGGTTGAGGAAATGCAGACGTGCTCGATCGCTCTGCCGGCCGCGCAGCAAGACCTCGCGAGCTGCAAGACTCAGCTCACGGAAGCCGGCGCGCAACTCTCAGCCGCGGAGAAACAGAGGGACGCGTACAAACAGGCGCTCAAGGGCGGAACATTTTGGCATCGCGTGAAGCACGACGGGAAGGTTCTCGCGATCGGAGGCGCGATCGCCGCGGCCGCGATCTGCGGGACGGGCCACTGCAGCAAGTAAGCGACGGAAGGAGGGCGGAGGAATTCGAGTCGTCACTTTTCGCGGAGTAACGACCTCGGCCGCCCGGTTCCGTGTTCACCGCCCGTACCGCAGGAAACTCTAGCAGGGCTGCGCGGGCCGTCTGTAACGTTTTGAACACTAGTCGATCGGATTCGGACGATTCGTTACCTGTCCGATTTCGCGGCGCCGTTCCTCTGGGGTCTCGATCGTTACATCGGTCAGAGCGGCCACGATGTCTCCCCCTGGCCTGACTGCGTTGGGCTGACTCTCGTAGGCCCGAATGAAAAAAGATTCGCTGCTCCACGTCCAGCACCTATGGTGAAAAACCGCTCCGTAGCCATTCTGCATAGCGAGATCTTCCTCGGTCTGCGGCTTTCCGAACCGTTGCGCCAGCGATCCGGCGACCTCGTCGAACGACGGACCGAATTGCTTCTCCAAAGACGACATGTTTCTCACCATGACGTCCTGGCCGATTCGAACATCGAACCTCACAAGCCTCGCGCCCTCGAAGGTCCCCTCGTCCAGTAATTTCTCGATCCGAGCGCCGGTGTCGACGCCGGAGATCAGCACGCTGCACCCGTCACGCGCTGTGCGGTCCTGCCGCTCCTTGTCCGCTTCCTGCATGCGCGTAAATTGACGGCCCGCATCCCCGACACCGAAAACGGAATTAAGTGCGCCGCCTCCTTTTTTCTTCGATGGCGCCGGAGAGCTCGCGACAAGACTTCGGCACTGTGAAACTAGATCCGGCTGGCCGGCCACGGCCAAGAACTCTGCGATGCTCTCTCCGAGCGCATGGCCTTTTATTGTGGGCCCGGCCGGCTTGACAGGCGGCGCCGGGCGCGCCTGCAAGGTTGGGCTCGTTATCTGAGCCGCTGCTGAAATCGATGTGCAGACACAGAAAACCGTCACCACGATCGTCCTCATTTTATTTTCCTCTCTTGACAATTAGCGGGGGCGTGATAGCTTCGGGGCGAATTACAGCGGGACCCGAGCGAGTGTGACCTCGCCCGAGCCCCTGACCCACACAGGAGGGACTATCTCCCATGAAGGCTTCGGCAACTTTACACGACCCAGCACGCTCTGCAATCCGAAATTCCCAACCAACACGTAACGCGAAACGGCTACTCTGCTCCGAGAGAGAAGCGGCCGCGGTCCTTTCCGCGACGCCGCGATCGCTTCGCCTCTTGGCCGCTTTTCGCCTCATCAGGATCTTCACGATCGGAACGAGGAAATTTTTCAGACGCGAACGCGTGGAGGAACTACGAGCGCTCCAGTCTTCACGGTCTACTGCCTGACGAATAAAGTCGACGGCAAAAAGTACATCGGCCGGACCAGTCAACCCCTGCGTCGGCGGCTCTTCGGGCATTTCAGCAACGCCGATTGCGGTCGCCGACACTGCCTCGCTGAAGCGATCCGGCAGCACGGCCGGGAAGCGTTCGTCATCGAGCCGCTCTGCCTTGTCGACTCGATCGAGGAGGCCTACGACGCCGAGCGTCTCTACGTGTCCATCCTCGGGACGCGAGTCCCGAACGGCTACAACTTCGACCCTGGCGGGAAGAACTCGCACGGCGCCGACTATCGAGCCAGTCCCGAGACGCGCGCGAGGCTGAGCGCTTCTCTCAAACGCGTGCACCGGGCTAAGAAGCTTAAGCGCTGGCCCTGGGGCGTCGAGGACGACGGCGAGCCCAAGCCCCCGACGCGAGAGGAGCGAAAGCGCGCTAAGATGCGCGCCGCGTGGGACCGGTATCGGTCGACGCGGGGCAGTAGCGGTGCTAGTTGACTCGGTCATCGGTGCCAGTTCTGGCGCAGTTACAAATGCGCTCTTCCGCGTCGTCGTGCAGCGCTATGCGCTTCAGTTGATAGCTCGATTATAGGCCTCTTGTGTTATCAATGGCTTGCGATGTGACGCATCGTGAAGCGCAGTCGCGCACGCCGCTACGAAATAGTACTGGGTCCGCTCGGGAGACTTAAAATCCCCTGACGCTTACGCGTCGTGTGGGTTCGACCCCCACCCCGGGCACCAACGCCGCAGGCGGTTCTGCGGTTGTCCCCCCGTCCGGAACCGTGGATGCAATTTCCTGGCGCCGCCGCCCATCGCGCATTTTTTTCTACTGGGCGCACTTTAGAATTTCGGCTCCACACCGAAATGCGAATCCTTGAGATTTCAATTTGGGAGCCGTATTCCCAATTTAATTGGTCTTCCTTTTGACTGATCTTATATCCCGCTT